TCAATATATTAAGTGGAAGAATATGAATAATAACAATAACCAAATAATCCGCTTTGACTGGGCGATGAAGAGACTTCTCCGTAATAAGGCAAACTTTAGTGTACTTGAAGGTTTGCTTACTACGTTATTGGGTGAGAAAATCGTTATCCAGAAGCTTCTTGAAAGTGAAAGCAATCAGGAGGATGAATATGACAAGTATAACCGTGTCGATATGCTCGCCGAAAATTCTAAGGGTGAGCTTGTCTTGATAGAAGTGCAGAATAACAATGAATATGCATATTTTCAACGTATGTTGTTCGGTACTTCTAAAAGTATATAAATAGAGGAGAGAGTTATGACAAGGTACGTAAAGTATATAGTATT